CCATTCATCATAAAAATCAGAAGTAGATTTGCAACGATTAACCCCCAACCAATGCAAACAACCTGTTCTCTCTACTTTATTTTTAGTCTTATCAAAACAAGGAAATGGATCTAACATACATTTACTTGTATAGTAATAGTTGCAAGCTTCAATATTATCTGGAGGAAAATAAGCTACAGATAAATTTTTAACAAATCTGGTAGCCATTCTAGCAGTAACCCACGCAAAACAATTACCTGACCCTTTATCTTGTTTACCAATAGTTCTAGAATTTAATCTTTGCAGAGGTAGCATTATGCGGTTATATTATACAAACATTTTATTTATTAGCGGGAAACCCAGGTTTAACGAAGTTTCACGAAGTAAGACCCCCGCTACTCAGAATCCGGCAAAGCCGGATTCCTTAACCCTCCTGCCCGAAAGATCCTTACCATTTCCAATAGCAACCTTTATTTAAACATTTTTAATCTAGGCATAACGCTATTATTTATGCGTTACGCGCTTCCTTGTTCTTCTCAAAGGTTTTGGCCCAACCTTTAGCAAAGGTTGGCTAGATTTTGGTCCAACCTTTAGCAAAGGTTTTGGTCCAACCTTTCTCAAAGGTTGGAAAGATACAAAACAAATAGCCGCAAGAACCGACCCATGATGTTTAGTCACACGTAACGAATCATAAACAAAGGTTTTCCCCGGATGAAACGTATAACCTTTATCAGTAACATTATCATGATACATTTTACAGCCCTCCACTACATTGCCCATACCTCTTCTCTCTATAATCCCCGCAATAGAGTCTGTTAAACTTTTTTCACAAGCCTTTTTATCGCCAGACCCCGAATATTCACAAGCAAATCCTCCCAAGTATTTCCCACTAGGGTCGTACACAGATGTCGTCATAACCGCCGCACTAATAAACGAACCTTTTGCTCCATTTGCTTGTGCTTTAATACACTCCATTACTTCTCCCCACTGGATTCTACTAAGTCCTTCTTCTTTTGCTATCTCTTTCGCCCCAGTAGGCATAACACTAGTATATTCAATAATATTTGTATTTTGAATGCCAGCATTTGTTAGTGCTTGGTCGTAGGAACCAGTCTCATAAGGTAACCCTTTAGAGCCAGCATCAGACTCCCCTGCGCCATGTGTTACAAAGTATTCATACGGGACTCTATTACCAAATATCATTACTATATTAACCACCTAAAAAAATACAAATTACCCTCATCTCATCCCGATCCACAATATACTAAACCTACTTAAAGACGCGCCGTAAATATAAATTGTGTAACAACACTATATTTTTAGCACACGCGCACACTAGCTTCATCCACCGCTAGCCTGGAATAAAAAAGTTAATTTTCAATAAATGAATGTTGTTATTGAAAATGGTAAGGGCTTTAGGGCAGGAGGGTTAAGGAATCCGGCTTTGCCGGATTCTGTAGAGCGGACGGCTTACTTTGTTAAACCTGGGTTCCCCGCTAAACTTGGGTTTAACGAAGTAACACCCGCTAACTAATATAGAAAATTCGTGAAATAAAAATTATAAATTTATAATTTTTATTATAAATGGACATTCCCATAATAATTATTTGTTACAATAACTACAAATATGTTGAAAACACTTTAAATCAAGTTTTAAAAATAAATGAAGCGTATTATAAAAATATACAGATTGTAAATAACGCATCTTCATGCATAAATACTATTAACTTCTTAAAAAATACAAATGTCAAAGTTATAAATAATGATAATAATGGCCCTTGGATTTCTGATACAATAAATAGTCACATATATAATACTTTGCCCGATAAATTTGTATTGACAGACCCAGACTTAGAACTCAATGAAAACACACCACATAACTTTATTGAAATATTATCCGAACTATCGGATAAATATAAATGTAGTAAAATAGGTTTAGCACTAGACATATCTGAACCAGAAAAAATGCACGAATTTAACTACTGCGGAGGATCCATTCACGAGTGGGAAAAAAAATTCTGGGAAAATAAAATAAACGACACTAATTATGAATTATATGATGCAGGTGTAGATACAACATTTTGTCTAATAAACAAAAAATACATTTATATAAATAATAATATTAATTTTTTTCAACTTAGAATAGCTGGAAATTTTACAGCAAAGCATTTACCTTGGTACAAAACTAATAAAATATACAATGTTTATGAGAATTATTTTGCAAACATTAGCGAAAGCACAATAAAAATTTCAACAATCGGAAAAGGAATTATTGATTATATCGAAAGTAAATATTTAAAAATCAAAAAAAATAGTGAAATTTTTTTCATAGAAAACAACCCAAACAATCTTAACTTATCTTTTTGGAAAGATAGTTATGGTGACTGGGAAATTTCTATGTTTGAAATTTTTGATAAATACTTAGATAGTAACAAAATTTTTATTGATATTGGTGGATGGATTGGAGGAACTACTATGTATGGTTGTAGAAAAGCAAAACATGTATATTCTTTTGAAGCAGATAAAAATTCATTTGATGAAATATGTATAAACTTAAAAACAAACTGCTCAAATAACTACACATTAGCTAATAAAATTATTGGTAACTGCAACTTGCAATCGCAACCATATGAAAATAAATTACTAACTATAAACGATTCTATCAATGAATGTGAAATAATTACATTAAAAAATATTATTAAAAACTACCAAATAAATCCAAAAGAAGTAGGAATTATTAAAGTAGATATTACAGGGAGAGAAGAAAGTATTTTGTTCGACTTGAATGATATAAATAAAGAATATAACGTCCCATTTTATGTTAAGTTTTATTATGATTTATGGTGTGATAAAAATTTAGACAGGTTCAATTTTTTAACATGTGAACAAAAAAGTGAAATAATAAATAATCAAATTATTCTTTTTGACTAGCGGGGAACCCAGGTTCAACGCAGTAACCCACCGCTATTTTAGTCAATAACAAATTATGTAAAAAAGAATTTAAAAAATCAATAACAATATTATTACTATGAATAATATTGAAAGTATTTTTACTGACCAATGTAAAACCGCGTCCGATATAAATGAACATTTAACAACATTATGTAAATATTCAAGCGAATGCGAAAGCGTATTTGAAACGGGCGTGCGTAGAGTATGCAGTTCATGGGCATTTGTTTATGGGTTATTAAAAAACAATAAAGAAAAAAAACTTTTATTTTTAAATGATATTGACGAGTGTAACATAACAAATTTACTTCAACTAACTTCTGACCTACCTATTCAAATCAAACATGAATGGAAAAATAATTTAGAATTAAATTTAACAGAATCTTTTGATTTAACATTTATTGATACTTGGCATGTATATGGGCAATTAAAACGTGAACTAGAAAAATTTTCAAAAACCACAAATAAATACATTATTATGCACGATACAACTGTTGATGAATGGGAAGGAGAGAGCATTCGAATGAGACATAATATACAGGCTCAATCAATCAATTCTGGATTTCCTATAAATGAAATTACGCGAGGATTATGGCCAGCAATAGAAGAATTTTTACAAACGAATCAAGATTGGGTTTTACATGAAAGATATACAAATAATAATGGGTTAACAATTCTTCGACGCGTTGCTAGATAATCTTATTTTCAATAATCCCAATTTGTTATTATTGAAAATCATATACATATTCTTATTTTTGAAACTTTTTGATACATTCCCAAATCTTAGCAGACTCATCAATAGTGAACGCGCCTCGCTTTTGGGCAAGTGTTAAAAAAGAAATAATTACATTTAGCGCAACATTCTCATCAGTTACTTCAACGCTAGTCAAAAGAGGCTTTTGAGGAACAGATGTATTGTCAGTCTCCATATACTTATAATATGAAATATAGTTTTAAGTATATTTTAAACGTGAATATTTAGCCACTTTTTATACCGCTAGAAAAAGCAAAAAGATTTTCACTATCCACTAAAAAGTGGAACAAATTGCGCCAAAACTAGCGTTATCCACCGGGAGCCTGGATTAAAAAGGGTAATTTTCAATAAATAAAGGTTGTTATTGAAAATGGTAAGGGTTTTGCCTTCCCGAAGGGCGGGAGGGGGCGAGCGGGGGAACCGGGGTTCCCCGCTAGCCAAAACCAAGTAAATTTTTGCTCCACTTTTTCTAAAAGTGGAAAAAGTTGCGCCAAAACAAAGTAAATTTTTGCTCCACTTTTTCTAAAAGTGGAAAAAGTGGAAATAATACATAAAAGTAAATTTTCATTTAGCATTGAATTGAAAAATCATACACCTAAAAATGAAATACTTTTGCGTGCTCTCTTAGAATCAAAACTATTAGGTGCTGGAACAACCATTACACCTACTTATAATAAGATAAGCTTCAATGCATCCAATGTTTTATCATTAAATAATCTTTTATCCAAATACAAAGACAAAAATGAGAGAAATATTGAGAAACTTGATTATAATGAAGCCGAACAATTAGTTGATTCGCTCTCTACCCAAATAACTTATTTAAACAAACATGGTCATACCTTTTACAATTTCTCTCTAGAAAATATAATTGTGATTGATAAAAACAACAAAAAAGTATTCCTATGTATCGATACCAACTACTTATTGAAAATCAAAGATCAATATATAACCTTTACAGAACCTTTTAATATTAAGGAAGAATTTTTGAATCCTGAAATAAAAAAAATTACATCACTTCCTTCAAGCGCACATTATCAATCTATTTTACATAGTTTAGGAAATTTGGCTCTTTTTTGTATTTTACCTGACTTTAACACAAATAAAGATAAAAAACTTGAGCAAATCAAATACACACGGCTTTATTGGAAACTAAATCCACTTTTAGATCCACTTTTAGATCCACTTTTAGATCCACTTTTAGAAAAAGTGGAGCAAAATACCACTTTTAAATCCACTTTTAAAAGGGCTAAATAGTTTTGCTCCACTTTTTCTAAAAGTGGATCTAAAAGTGGCTAAAGTGGCTTTTTTTAAAAAGTGGTTATTATATAATGTCTCTCGCCACGTTCAAAAAAAAGTCGATAGTTCAAAACCATGGCACAAAAGTTTCGGGAAAACCTCCGGGAGGTATATGGCAATGTCAAGGTCCCTTTGGTAAAAACAAACTTGTTCTAACAATGAGAGCAGCCGGACCCGAAGGATTTTCCCTCAATGGCGGTCATAGAAATGTTGGATATGTTGGAAAAAGCTACGCCATGTCTAGTAATGGAACACCAATGCATGGCCAGTATCCATATGGTAGTGGCGGAACCGGAGGTCGTTATGCTCAACCAGAACCAGTATATAATGTTAATCGTGTTATAGTTCTTGGTACACAAGCGGACTATATAAAGCCAAGTGTTTTATCTACAAAAGGTATGCTTGCAAAGAAATATAGATGGGCGTATAATGGTCAATATCCAAACTTTTGGGTTCAACCCAACTACACTGGAAATCTTACAGATACCGCAAGTCAAGGTGCCTACCTTCAGTCATTATCTGCAGCCGCTAGTGGTGTCGTTGATATTAATAAATCAGATAAATTCATTGGCTTCATCAAACGCGGCGGACCCACCCTTTGCCAAACATCTACAGCAAGATTCAAGTATAATGATATGGCAAGAAACGGACAATATACCAAGTTTACAAATAACTCTCAAGATTCAAGTACGTATACTTTACAAATACAGCGAAAATGTCAAAACCCCGTAGGCGCCCAAAAACCTTTCCCATATGCCACATCAAGTGGAACTGGAATTCTAAGTGGTGGATCAGGAAACGTAAATGTGGGTAATAGTTGCGGAACAACATTTCCCGTTTTCCTTTCGCCCCCGGAATGGTATGTAAATTCCCCTTCTGAATTTGGAACCCCAGCACCACAGAACGCAAAAAAATTAACTACAAAATAAAAAACAAAAACGTATTAGAATCATGATAATAATATAAATTATAATGATTAGAAATAGTCTACTCAACCTTCATTCGTCGTATATGCTACTCCAACTTTTTATTGATTCAAATGATAATGAACTATTAGATAAATATCTAAAAGCAATTAATAATCATAACAATAAAGTTCTAGACACAAATAACCAATACGTAGATGCTGGCTTTGACCTTCTCACGCCAACTGAAATAAACTGCGTATCCTCCCAGACAAATAAAGTAGACTTGCAAGTTAAGTGTAGTGCGCAAATAATCAGTACTAATTCAAATCCAAGAAACACTGGATTTTATATGTACCCTAGGTCAAGTATTTCAAATACTCCACTACGTTTGGCAAATTCAGTTGGAATAATAGATGCGGGGTATCGTGGGAGACTAATGGGTAAGTTTGACTGCCTCGAACCAAGATATACTATAAATAAGTTTGATAGAATACTTCAAATTTGCGCCCCAGGATTAATTCCAATTTATGTTGAGCTAGTTACAAATGTAAATGCGTTAGGAATAACAGAAAGAGGAGAAGGAGGGTTTGGGTCATCTGGCCGCTAGTATGGAGTTCTTACATTTTGTAAATATCGTCTTTCAAAAAACTGCAAACTAATATTATGCTTATGTAAAATAATACTTAATAATGATTGGTCGTGCCTATGCTCATTAAACTGCAAATCGTTTTCCGCTTTACTTGGAGAATCCGTAATATCTTCATACACGCAACACATATTGAGCCACTCATTAACATATTTTAAAGTACTTTCTGTTTTTCTAATCACCAATGCGCCACCCCAACAATCTTCTATATTTTCATTAAAAACTTTATCATACATGTCATATTTCAAAATGACATCCATTTTACACCAATTTTTCATATACCAAATAGGATTATTTGGTTTATTTTTCCATACTAGTAACTCGTTATTAGACATATATGAGTCAAATAATTCCGTAAATTCCTCGGTAAAATAATATTTTGAGTCAAGATAAAAAAGTGTATCACCTTCATTTATTTTTTTCAAGGTTTCATTTATAATATAAGGTTTCCACAACCAGTAACCACCACCCCTACCCAAAGATAATATAGAATCGTTGTTTGTTTTAAAGTCTACATCAATATCTTCTTTATTAAATATAATAATTTCAAAATTTGGTCCATGCTTTTTTATAGATTCTAGTAACGGATTTAAATAATGCCAATGCGTATTATCATTATATACTAAAAAATAATACATTTATTTATACGTAACAAAATTTCCTTTTACCTTTAACGAAAAACTTCTAATATTTGCGTTTTATATATAGCAATGGATGCGACCATAAATAAAGTATTTAATAGTGATTTTTTTCATATCAAACACCCCGCTACAACATTGACTTACATACTTATAGCATTAATAGTAACTTGGTATGCAGTTCCAGGTTTATTAGCATCTTTATTTAATACAATTTTAGGAAACATAATCTTATTAGTGGGAATTATTTTAGTAGGAATCAAAGATATAAAAATAGCAATCGCATTAATTATTTTATTTATTATTATTTTCAAGTTTTCTTATTATGTAACAAAAAAAAGCGAAGGATTTGGATTTGGATCTGGACCTTATAGACTAACCCCAAATGGTGCACCCGTATCAACTATCAAACAACAAGTTAAATAAAATTATACTTACAAAAAATAAAAAACATTAGTATAATATAATAATAATGTTTGAAAATAAAAAATACCTACCCTATTTATTGATTTTATTTCTGTTACTTATTATACTTTATTTCAACTTTGACCAGTTTTTCACCGCTGACAAAGAGTTTGGCTCCACAACTGACAAAGAGTTTGGCTCCACAACTGATAAAGAGTTTGGCTCCACCTTTTCTAAAGGTGGAAAAGGTGGAAAAGAAGGTTTCATATCAATAACCTGGTCTCCTCTAACAATAAAAAATTTTTTGAATTTTGAACAGACAATGAACCCAAATCTAATTTTTGATGTAGACGTAATTCAACAACAAGCATCAGAAGATGAAGTAAAAACTTTAATTAAAACAGGAAAATGGCCTTGGAGTGACGAAACAAAAAAGATTTATATGGATGTAATAAAAAACAATACAATGATAAAAACAAGTCCTAATGCGGCAATGGAACAAGCGCGGACAATCTATAATGAAACAATTATCAAAGAAATGATATCTTGGAGCGCTCCAGAAGGACAATTTTTACTAAGAGGTGCATACTCCATAAACCCAAACCAAAATCAAAATCAAAATACTGGGTCAGGAACATTTGGTATAAATAGTGGACTAATAACAAAAAGTAATAATTTAATTCGATGTGGAATAGATTCAAACAATAAAGTTTCTTTGCAAGAAATACAAAGTCTTGGTAACGATGGCATTACTGGCGCGCATAAAAAAAAAACTATTACATTAGATTATAAAAAATTACCTAGTTTGATACCTGGTTTTAGATTTATTGGATCGCCATGCGACCCTTGCGCGGCTGTAGATAGCCCACCAAAATATACTTGCCCCTTCTCTCTTACTTCAAAGGACCCTAGCCCTATTTGGGCTAGTTTATGGAAACTTAAAACAAAAATCAATAAATCGGAAAATGCGCATACAAATGCGGATAAAACCCAATTTCCTTTATTATTAGAGTTAAAATCAGAACTAAATAAAGCATTTCCAGAAACAGGTGTAAAAGAAAAACCAAAAACAGAACCAACACAAAAACCAAAAACAGAACCAACTCAAAAACCAAAAACAGAACCAACGCCAATACCAAGCGCAACAACAACTAAGTCTACCCCTTCAAAAACAGAATCAGTGTCATCTGAAAATCAACAAAAAATTAATAGCGCAATATCACAACTTACTGCGTTGCTATCATCAATTTTGAATAAACAATAAGTATCTGATGTTATTTCGTAGCTTCATCCACCGGGAGCCTGGATTAAAAATGTACTTTTCAATAAATAAATGTTGTTATTGAAAATGGTAATGTCTTTACCTCCCCGAAGGGCGGGAGGGATAAGGAATCCGGCAAAGCCGGATTCTGTAGAGCGGGTGGCAACGTAGTTAAACCGGGGTTCCCCGCTATTATTTCGTCATCCATAATTTTTTATTGAATCTAATGCACAACAAATGATTTACGGATAGCATTATCCACCGGGAGCCTGGATTAAAAAAGGTAATTTTCAATAAATGAATGTTGTTATTGAAAATGGTAAGGTCTTTGCCTCCCCGAAGGGCGGGAGGGGGCGAGCGGGGGAACCTGGGTTCCCCGCTATTTACGGAAACGCAGAAACTTCCTCCTCAACCACTTGACTTCCAGTGCACGTACGCATCATTCTTAAGGCCGAAGGAGTCTGATAGGCAGTAGTTTGCGAGCGCATAAGTTGGTGCCGGACCCCAGCTCCACCAAACTGGGCCGAGTCAAGGTCAAAGTCGTTGACATTATACGTTTGCTGTCTTCCTTGAGATGTCTCACGAGCAACAATACACATCGCTTGGCGATGCGTTCCTAAAGAGCGAATCGTAATATACATATCGTCGCAAAGACCAAGCATAAACGGATCCTCTTCCTTACCAGTATCTTTCATGTACTTTTTCATAAAGTCCATGAAATCAGTCATCTCCTTTCTATAAACTTCGACAGGAGTTTTAAACGTTGGCTCAATAACCGGTTCATCAATTTGAGGAAAAGGTCCCAGTGCAAATTGGCGCCTCAACCCCCCTGCTCTAAACTGACTTGGAACATATTCAAAGTTTTTAGCCTCAAACATATACTGCTGGCAACGAAGACGGAGCGCTTGTTCAGTCAAGTCAATGCCCGAGTTTTGAACAACTGAAGCATAGCGGTGATATGTGGAACCATTCATTGTAGTTCCAGAAACCGATGCCACAACATCAGAATCAGGCGCTAGAATGTGATATACCTTTTTGACCTCGGTAACAAGATCTCCAAGATAAAGTTTGTCAACAAACTCTCCAGTCAAATAATCGTAAATGAGACCATCAGTCACCACTACAGAAACATTTGTCATAACCTTATAAAGTTCGTTATTCAAGATTTCTCCATAAACGAGCCCAGCATTTTCGAGCTTATCAATAAGCCAATTTGAGCTGCGCTTGTTTGCTCGTCCAAGAGCAAGCATCATACTCGGGTTGTGCTGAAGTCCAAATGCAATAAACGTGTTGGAACAATTATCGGTGACAAGAGAAGCCAGTACACTAGGATTGCAAATTCCCGCAGTCGCATCGCCATCAGTCATGAAAATATGGCTAACGACGTGGTCTGGATAAAGAGCAAGGTGCGCATCAACAGCAGATGCTGCATCTGTTAGTGCAAGCTCGATGTTTGTATTTTGCATTGGCCGCATGGTATCAATTGCAGTAATCAAGGCTAAAACATTATCCTTAGTAACCAACGTAGTAGCAATAATGTGATGAATTTGATCATCAAAAGCCGAAACTTGGACATAGATGCTAGCCTCCTCTTCATTATCTGCAAAGAAATGCATCATGTTTGTCATCGTATGCCGAATATGTTCCATCTTTGTTCTTCCATCCTTACATCTATCGCTCATTGACCCGGAGCAGTCAGTTGTGAAGCGGAAGAAACACGGACTCTTTGTAATAGATGCCTTCGCAGCATCAATACACAAATTTCCATAAACGTGCGACTCGCATCCCGCAGGCTTTTTGATTACCAATCCATCAATAAATGGGTCAGTATGTTGGTTAATATGAGCAGTAAAATGAGCGCTAAATGCCGCCATTGTGTCAGTCTTTAATTTATTTTTTTCTAATTATTATCGTTTCAATTTTTTTAGGAACCCATGAAAAAAAGGGTAAAAACCCAATTTTTCTTTTTCTTTTTTACATGCGAATAACCTCACGCTTCCCCGTCTTCATCTGTAATCTCAAGAAGCGCAGCACTAGGTGGTAAAGTGAGCGGTGGCGGCGTCAAACTTTGACTTTTGCGTGCAGGAACCTGTCCAAGTAGAGGGGGCGACGAGCTAGGTGACCTCGGCTCGAAGCTCACAGACTTGGCTTTTCTAGGCGACTCCTCAAACTTGATGACTGGAGCTGGCCCTTGCCCGCGCCCGCCCCTCGAGCCCTCGCGTGGGCCGCTAGACTTATTAGCGAAAATCTTCCAGAACCAAGGGTCGTCGTAAATAACCTTTACCTCTTTACCCGCAAGAAGCATTTCTCTGGCTCTGTTCGCATTTGGGTTACTATACCACTGCCGAAAGTGGACAAAGACCCGTTGCAGCTTTTCTCCCTTCTCATTCTCCCTAGAAACCATATCAATGCGCTCAATGAAGCCCAGATTGAGCTCCTTAAAAACGCCCATCACACGTTCGCGCGTGATGTTCTTAAAAACCCGAGGAATACACATGCTAGGCACATTAGCGGGAATTGTATTAAAGTCCACAGACGACATCTTCAAGACGTAAAATCGGTCAGTATTTACTTCTATTTTAAAACCTTTTTTCCATTTCAATTTTTTCTCAGGGAACCGATGGTTCCCCGAACCCCTCCTTTTTTTACTAACTTTTCAACCTAATTGCGAAACCACTTTTTAGTAAAGGAGGGGTTCGGGGAACCATGGGTTCCCTGAAAAAAAATTGAAATGGATTTTCGAGAAAAAAATAGGCACAAGAAACCTCACAAAGTTCCGTTGAAAATGGAATCCAATGCGCATAAACTATGGGAATACCAGAGTCGCCTACCCATAGTCATAAGTGTAGCCAAGCGCCTGCGCCTCAAGGCCACTACTCTCAAGAACGAAGCAAACTACGCCGCATCCCTAGTCAAAGAGATAGAGGCTGCATGTCCCGAGGTCCCCGATGAAGCCTACAAAACAACCTTAGCGTCAGCTGAAAAAAAAGCACTAGAGTCCGAAAAAGCCGCCGCAAAGGCCATTGCTATGGCCAAGTCTCGCACCAAAATCGCCGACGAACTGGCCACAATCCTTGGCAAAAGAACCAACTGGCGTGAGGAAAGCGAGAGACCCGATTACACGAAACGAAACTGGTATGAAAATTCCAACTGGCGTGAGGAAAGCGAGAGACCCGTCTACACGAAACGAAACTGGTATGAAAATTAACTCAATCGCCCAAACCCAAAGACATTACAAAAGCTGTATTTTTTCTTTTAGTACGTTTCCTGAGTTCCAAACATAGTAGGGTTATTCAACCAAACAAGAAGTACTATGATTCCGCCAATAAAAGATAACAAAAACCATGAATAAAATCCAACAGCTAATAAGTCTTGAACTTTTTTGCAATACGTTTTTTCATTAACTTCGCTTTCACTTTCGCTTCCACTTTCGCTTCCACTTTCACTCTCACTTCTAATGCCATTTTCATATTCGCCTTCGACTTCACTTTCTCTTTCTCTCTTTAACTCTATAACTGGTTCTCCAACTACGTCTATTCTTACAGATTCTTCAATTACCTTTGCAACAGGAACTAATGTTAGTACATGTAACGGACTCGACCCATAAATCATTGCCTTATAATTGCTTATTTTTTTTGCTAGTTCTTTTTTTCAATTTTATTAACAAAAGCTCTTTTGCTCCACTTTTTATAAAAGTGGATAAAGGTTAATTTTTGTTTTTTGGCTCAACCTTTCCTAAAGGTTGATTTTTGCTCCACTTTTTATAAAAGTGGATAAAGGTTGATTTTTGGCTCAACCTTTCCTAAAGGTTGATTTTTGGCTCAACCTTTCCTAAAGGTTGATTTTTGGCTCAACCTTTCCTAAAGGTTGATTTTTGCTCCACTTTTTATAAAAGTGGATAAAGGATATAAACATTACACTACAAACTAGGTAGTAATGGCAACCCTTCTATCCAAACTTTTACAATTCGTTTTACTTACAACATCAAAGCGCCAAATTGATGAGTCGCATGGAATCAGTCATAGTATGAATGTTTTGCACTACACAATGAAAATCTATACGAGTGTGCTGCCGAAAATCCCAGAACTGGAAACCCAAGAGCGAACTATTTTCGTTTCAGCGGTACTTCATGATATGTGCGATAAAAAGTATATGGATGAGGATGATGGAATAAAGAAAATTGAAGAATTTTTGTGTGAGAAAATAACTCCGGATGAAATAGAAATGACAAAGAAAATTATTTCAACCATGTCGTATTCAAAAGTAAAGAAAAATGGTTTTCCGATAATAGATGGACTAGAAAAAACAATGGCTTATCATATTGTGCGAGAAGCAGACCTGCTTAGTGCATATGATTTTGACCGGAGTATTTTATATCATATGCATAAGTCAAATTCCAATATCCATGAAGCATACAGCAACGCTTGTGAAGTATTCAATAATAGAATTCTAAAACATGAAGAGGATGGTCTATTCATAACAAATTTTGCAAGAAACGAAGCAATAAATCTTAAAATAAATGCGCAGAATAGAATGATTGCATGGAAAACAATATTGAACAAGCCAACCCTATTCTAGATACCTGGGTTCCCCGCTAAAAAAATTGATAAGATAAAACAGACAAAAATAAAAATCAATAATATGGCATCCAGACAAATCAAATGTTCCTTTTGTGGTCGTCGTGGACATTTGATAAGAACCTGTATGTGCGATGAAGCCATTGAACTACACAGATTTATCAATGTTACATTATTTGAAATGTATGGAACAGACCAACAAGTCTTACTAAACTTATATCGAGTGCGTGAACTAAAAATGATGTCAGTAATCATGGACTTAAAAATACTTTCAACAAAAGAAGAAATCATAGAAAACATTATTCAATGTATATTTCAAAGAAAGACAATGATATTAGCACTTTTGAAACTTCAAGAAGAACAGCTGCACGTCATTACCATCAATAAAACTATTTTATCTCCAACTGAAACATGTCAAACTTTAGATTGCCCGATATGTTTGAACTCTCATACCATTGATAAAACATATCTAACTAACTGCAATCATGGGTTTTGTATTGAATGCACAGAACATCATCTAAAAACAGATAATACTAAAAAGTGCCCAATGTGTCGTACAAAAATAACAACTCTAGACTTGAAAGAAGTAAATCAGCAAAATGAAAATTTAGGACAAGTTTTGCCGTAAAAAAAAATAACACAATATAATATAGATGGATTCTTTTACTGACCTTTGCACTCCTGCGCAACTGTACGTCATTTTAACCGCCCTTTCACTTATTGCGATGATATTCGCAAAACAATACGGGCCTGCTGTTGTAAAATTAATCTTTGCGTTTATTTTTACATTCATTTTGAATTGGTTGTGCTCAAAAGGATATAGCAGTCTTTCATGGTTTATTGTTCTTGTGCCATTTATTTTAATGGGACTTGCCTTTATTTTTTTATTATTTGGCCTCAAACAAATATCTAAAGCCAGCAATCAACAACAAGACCAACATCCTCAAAGCCAACATCAGAAAGCGCAACATTAAATCAAATACCGATAACAATTTTAAAATTGTTATCAGTTCAATAAAAAAATCTAAATATATAATATGAAACTCGGTAAAACTTTATCCGAACTTTGCACGCCCGCGTTTATATATTTAGCTATTTCGTTATTCACCATATTAGTTGCACTATTCAACGGAACTAAAATAATTATGGTTTTAGGAAAAACTGCGTTTGTTGTTTTCTGGACATTCATCTTGAACTTATTATGCAAGAATGGCTATAAATCATTTTCTTGGTTCCTTGTCCTTTTACCCTATGTACTTTTATTAGGAGGGTTCTTAACAGCATTCTACCAAGTAAAAGAAACCTTTGCTGATATGGGCGCGTCAGACCCTACCGAAGTAGCGACAGAATTAGTATCAAGTCTCATGAAGGAGAAAGAGGATGAGAAAGAAGGATTTGAAGATATGGATTTAATGTCCGCCCTCATGAAGGAGAAAGAGGACGAGAAAGAAGGGTTTAAGTGTGGATGGAAAAATGTTTGCAAACAATGCGCATCTAGCACTGGTCAAAGAACTTGCACACCAAAATGCAGCCAGCAATGGCAATGCGGTATAAAGTAGCATTATCCACCGGGAGCCTGGATTAAAAAAGTTAATTTTCAATAAATGAATGTTGTTATCGAAAATGGTAATTCCCGAAGGGCGGGAGGGGGCGAGCGGGGGAACCGGGGTTCCCCGCTAGTATAACCCAGATATCTACTCTTGTTCCTCCTTCTTCGTATTCATATATAAGTCAATAAATTCTCCACTAAGTGTAACATTATCTAAAAGTAGTCTCACCAAAATCGTTACCTTATCTTTATTATCACGAATTATAGAAATCGCTTTACTATAAGCTTCATTTACCAACATTAATGCTTCCGCATCGAACTTCTGTTTTGTTCGGTCCGAATACTTATCTCCCATACCCAGTGTCCTACCCAAAAACGGGTTCCTGTCACTATCCGTATTCTCATTATAAAATACATTCAAGTCATCCCCCATTCCATAATTACCAATCATTCGCCTGGCAATCGAATTTGCCTGCTTCAAATCTTGTACTGCGCCAACAGAAACAAACTCCTCCCCGTAAAATACATGTTCCGCCGCTTTGCCACCTAGTGCAATAATAAGTCGCTTCTTCAATAAGTCCTTAGTATAGAGACCACTTTCCGTAATTTCAGGATACTCGTTGAAAAGTGTATATCCGCCCGCACCATTATACGTACTCTGGATCGTAACCTTCTTCAACTCAAAATAATCTTTAAACATTGCCGCAATAAGCGCATGACCAATTTCATGTACAGCAACACGAAAAAGCGCCGCATCAGTTCTCGTATCAACCTTTTTAGCTAAGCCAACAACAATTTTTTCCAATGCATCTTCAATATCGACCTTTTCAATAACTTCCCTCCCTTCACGCGCAGCATTTATCGCACCTTCGTTGAGCAAGTTTTTCAGTTGTGCGCCAGAAAATCCCGCCGTAGACTCAGCTAGAAAAGCCAAATCAACCGCCTGGCTAATATTCTTATTCGCCGTATGAACACCAAGAATCGCCCTCCTAGACGGCGTATCGGGTAGCGGGACATTGATAAGGCGGTCAAATCTACCAGGGCGCAATAGCGCCGCATCCAAAACATCCTTCCTGTTCGTCGCAGCAATCACTAATACTCCTTTGTTCGTCGTAAACCCATCCATCTCCGCCAATATTTGATTCAATGTTTGCTCTCGCTCATCATTTCCCATATTAATTCCGGTACCCCTCTGCTTACCAACAGCATCAATTTCATCAATAAAAATAATGCAAGGCGTGTTCTCACGAGCCTGTTTAAATAGATTCCTAACTTTTGCCGCACCCATGCCAACAAAAAGCTCGACAAACTCACTTGCAGAGACGGAAATAAAATTTGCATCAGCTTCACTCGCAATCGCCTTGGCAATAAGAGTTTTACCAGTACCCGGAGGTCCTTCCAATAAAATCCCACGAGGGATCTCTGCCCCCACCCTCTCGTATAATGTGCTATTTTTAAGATACGATACAACCTCCGAACACTCTTGAAATATTTCCGGACTCCCTGCCCAGCTCCCCAACGTAATATTCGACTTTTGCATATTTATCTTATCTTTATTCAAGCCTGAACCCATACCAGACATAAAAGGAGGCATATTTTGCCCACCTATACCAGTCCCACCTTGAAAAAACGCCCCAATACTTCGCACAAAAAACAAGAAAAGCGAAACATAAATAACAAAATTAAAACTATTATTGATAAACCCAGCCACAGACCCAGCTAACCCGTCCACCCCACTACTAGGATTTACTTCCTTGGACAAAATTACACTATCCACCTTATTTTTATTGGAAACCTCTATAATTTGATTTGCCAAAACCGGGCTAGTAGTAGTAATACTGAAATCTTTCAATACATCCCCGTCTTCTAACTCGTCAACACTTTGTATAACATAGTCATGATGTCTCTCCGAATAAACATTCGCCAAGTCATTTGAAAAATAAATCGAATCTACGTTATGATTTTCAATATCAGTCAAAAGCTCCCCAATGGGCTTTTGTATCAAAAAATGTTTATACTTTAGTACCTTACCAATACTATTTGCATTTAAAGAGAGAACAGACTTAGTGTATGCTCCTAGTCCAAGACCAATAGTCAATAAAGATATTTTTTTGAACATTA